TGACGTGGGCGGATTCCTCCGTGGGTGAGCCGGTCGGCATGGCCGGAACTTCTGGCGTCAAGATTTCCGACCCGGCGGCCGTGCGGAACAGGGTGCGAGTGTGGGCATGAACAAGAAAAAAGGAATCTGAAATGGCCATCGTAACCGGGACTTTCAGCGCAACGGGCAACAGCGACGCCATCGTCGCCGGCAAGGTCATGGTCGACATGACGTTTTCAGGCACGGCAACCGTCGCTATCCAGTGGCAGGTTGACGGGACCAACTGGCGCACCATCGAATCCGTCACGGCTTCGGCGCAGAAGATCGTTGAGGCTGGCGGTGTTCCCGTTCGCCTGTCCTGCACGGCCTATACCAACAGCGTCGCTTACGCGCTGAGGTCAGTGTAATCGTAACGCAACCGAAACAAACGCTTGAGTTAATTTAATGGCCCGCCCTAAAGGTGAAAAGTCTTTTGCAGCTATGCTGCGAATTGCCATTGCCGAAACGGCCGAGGGTGGCAAGACCAGGCTGCGCAAAGTCGCGGATGCATTGGTCGAGAAGGCTGAAAACGGCGACGTGCAGGCAATCAAGGAAATTGCTGACCGAATTGATGGTAGGGTTCCGCAGGCGGTTGTCGGTGATGACGCTAGCGATCCAATCACGCTCGTTCACCGCATTGAACGGGCAATTGTTGATACCGGCGGTTGAGATTTGACGATCTTGTCGGCCAAAAATGGCCCGAATCACGGGGCCTATACCAAGCGGCGGTTGAAAACGGGTGATTTTGGCCTTTGCGAACACTGAAGATCGAGACGGCGCGGGTGTTCAAGCCGCTGCTGGCGCCTGCCAGATACAAGGGCGCATGGGGCGGGCGCGGCTCTGGCAAGTCGCACTTCTTCGCCGGACTCATGATCGAGGACAGCTTGGCGGATCGCGGGCTTCGAAGCGTCTGCATCCGTGAGGTCCAGAAAAGCCTGAAGGAATCGGCCAAGCGCCTGATCGAGGATAAGCTGATAGAATTTGGCCTTGGCGAGGCGGACGGGTTCAAGGTCTTCCGTGAGGTGATCGAAACGCCCGGCGACGGGCTTATCGCCTTCCAGGGCATGCAGGACCACACGGCCGAATCGATCAAGTCGCTTGAGGGTTATAAGAGGGCGTGGGTCGAGGAAGGCCAAGGGTTGTCGGCACGTTCGCTGGCGCTGCTCCGCCCGACAATCCGCCTTGACGGCTCGGAACTATGGTTTTCATGGAACCCGCGCCGCAAGACAGATCCGGTCGACGCGATGCTGCGGGGCGACGTGCTGCCAACGGGTGCTGTCGTCGTTAGGGCGAATTGGTCGGATAACCCGTGGTTCCCGGCGGTTCTTGAGCAGGAGCGACTGGATTGTCTCTCGGGCGAGCCGGATCAATACGAGCACATTTGGGAAGGTGGATATGCGACGGTCCTGAGCGGCGCTTACTATGCCAGGGCGTTGGCAGAGGCGCGGCAAGAGGGCCGCATTGGCAAGGTTGCCAAAGACCCGCTGCTTCCGATCCTTGCGGTTTGGGACATCGGCATAAGGGACGCGACGGCAATATGGGTTTGTCAGTTTGTCGGGCGTGAAATCCGGGTGTTGGGTTATTACGAGGCGGTCGGGCAACCGCTGGCGATTCATCTTTCGTGGCTGCGCTCGAATGGCTACGGCGACGCGGAATGCATCCTTCCCCATGACGGGGCGAAGGAGGACATGGTAACGGCGATCCGGTTCGAGGATCACATTCGGTCTGCCGGATTCGCCGTGCGGACCATTCCGAACCAAGGCAAGGGCGCGGCGATGAAGCGCGTTGAGGTGGCGCGGCGCTTGTTTCCGCGCGTCTGGTTCAACGAGGCGTCATGTCAGGGCGGGTTAGACGCCTTGGGCTGGTATCACGAAAAACGAGACGAGGACCGGGCTATCGGCCTTGGTCCTGAGCATGATTGGGCGTCGCACGGCGCGGATGCCTTCGGTTTGGTTTGCGTGGCCTATGAGGAGCCGACCAAGAAGGTCGCCGTTCCCGAAGCCCGCAGGAAATGGGTTGTTTGATGGCGAAAATGGACAAGAGCGAATTGAGTGCGCTGGTTGCGGGCGAATTGTCCTCGGCCAAGGCGCATGATCGTTCCGACCTGTCCGCCAAGCGCGCGCGGGCGATTGAATACTATCGCGGCGACATGGCCGATCTGCCGGCTGAGCCGGGGCGTTCTTCGGCAACCTCGCGCGACTTTGCCGACGTGATCGGCTGGATGCTGCCCGGCATCATTCGGACGTTGACGGCTTCTGGCGACGTTGTGGAATTCGAACCGGAAACGCCGGGCGACGAAGATGCGGCAAGCCAAGCGTCTGACTATTGCAATTACGTCTTCATGAAAGACAATCCGGGCTACCGGATCATTCATGACGGCACGCATGACAGCCTGCGCCACGGAAACGCGGTGGGGAAAATCTGGTTCGACGACGCCGTTGATGAAACGACGGTTAACCACACGCGCGTCACGGCCGAACAGATCGCGCTTTTGCAGCAGGAAGAGGGCGTTGAGGTTATTGCTTCGACGCTGAACGATGAGCCGGACCTTGTGCCGGTTGCCGATCCGTCGACCGGGCAGGAGATGCTTGTTCCCATTGAGACCTATGATATTCGCGTCAAGCGCACCAACAAGCGCGGCCGGGTGAAGGTCAAGATCATTCCGCCCGAGGACTTTTTCAAAAGCGAATCGACCATCGATCTGGCGGAGGCGCGTTTTACCGCTCACCGTGAAATCAAGACGCGATCCGAATTGATCGAAATGGGCTTTCGCCGCGCCGACGTGAACGATCTGCCGGCGTTTGTCGACAACAAAACGGACAGCGAAGAATCCATTGCGCGCGCGGCCGACGAGATTTCCGCTTCGGCGCGCACCACGTCATCTGAAGACGAAATCGAATTGTTCGAATGCTACCTTCGCGCCGACGTGAACGGCGACGACGTGTCGGAGCTTCTCTGCGTCTATTACGCCGGCAATTCGGGCAGTGGTTCGATTCTCGACTGGTATGAGTGCGACGACGAGCATCCGTTCTTCGATATTCCGTGCAATCCAATCCCGCATGATTGGGTCGCTGGTTCGATCTTCGACGAGACCGAAGACGTACAGCGCATCAAGACGGCGCTGTTCCGGCAGGGGCTCGATAGCCTTTACATGGGATTGACGCCGACGGCCGACGTTGAAGAGAACGCCATCGTCAACATGGATGCGCTGATTAACCCGACAATTGGCGGCGTCATCATTCGCAAGAAAGGCTCCCCGCCGGTCAATTGGCAGGTGCCGCCGAATACGGCCGAAAACGCCTTCCGGGCGGCGGAATTCTTCGACACGGTGATTGAGAAGCGCACGGGCGTTTCGAAAACGACAATGGCGCTCGATCCAGAGGCTTTGCAGAACCAGACGGCGACGGCAAACCAGAACGCGCGCGACGCGGCCTATTCGCAGATAGAGCTTGTGGCCCGCAACCAGGCGGAACTCGGCTGGCGCGTCATGTTCCGCAAGATGTTGCGGCTGTTGGTCAAGCATCAAGACCGCCCGCGCACGATCCGCTTGCGCAATGAGTGGGTCGAAATGGACCCGCGCGAGTGGAACGCGAACATGGACTGCACTGTGAATGTCGGACTAGGCACGGGTAGCCGCGACCGCGATATGGCGATGCTGAACAACGTTCTGGCCAATCAGAACGCGCTTGTGCAAGCGTTCATGGGCGCGGGATTGCGCGACAAGGCGGTCGGCATGTTGCCCAAGGTGCTCAACACCATGCGCCGGATTGCCGAAAGCGCGGGGTTGAAGTCGGTCGATAGCTATTACCCCGAAATCCCCGAGCAGGAAATCGCGAAAATGCAGGCCATGGCGTCGCAGCCGCAACCTGATCCAAAGCTGGAACTCGAAAAGCAGAAACTGCAACTGGACCAGGCGCGTGCACAGGCGGAGATGGCGATGAAACAGAAGCAGGTTGACGCCGAACTGATGCTGAGGCGCGAACAGCTTGCGGCGGAAATGGACTTGAAGCGCGAGCAGATGCAGGCCGAAATGGCGCTTAAGGCGGAGATTGGCGTTGCCGGCGCTGTCACGCGCGGCATCGGTTCGGCCGTCAGGCTTGGTGGCGCGCCGGGATGACAAAGGAACATCTGGCGAAGGAAGCATCCAGGCTGCTCTCCGACGACGTGCTGATCGGGGCGCTTGCCAGCATCCGGGAAGAGGCTTTGGACGCGCTGGCGACCGCCGATGCGGACGACAAGACAGAGATTTTGCGACAGCAAGCGATTGTGGCTGTCGTGGACAGATTCGGCGGCGTTTTGCGGCGTCACATCGACGCGCTGAACGTGTCGCGGAAGCCAAGGGCCGTCGCATAGGGCGACGCTCCCCTTAGAACCTAAAGGAAATCAGATGACCAGTGGCGAACTCCCCGAACAGGGGACCGCGAATGGCGACGCAATGTCGTTTGACGACGGCGTTGCGAGCATTGCCAATCTTCTTGGCCCGGCAGAGCCGGAACCCAAAGGAAAAGAGGCGAGCGAGAAGGAAGAGCCCGAGGGCGACGACGCGGCGGAAACCGAAGAGGTTGAGGCGGCGGACGGCGACGAAGGCGAGCGCGAAGAAACGGAAGACGACGACGAAGGCGAGGACAGCCCGGACGCCGCCGATCCGACCATGGCCAATGAAACGGCCAAGGTGAGGATGAAGGATGGCCGGACGATCACTGTTGCGGAACTCCGCGAGCACGCCGACCGCCGCATTGCCGATTTCCAGCGCGATTACACGCGCAAATCGACCGAATTGTCCGAAAGGGCGAAGACCGTCGAAAGCGCGGCGCAAGTCTTGGCTGAGCAGCGCGACATTCTTGTCGCCATGCTCACCGCGAACCAAATCCAGCCCCCGGACCCGGCCATGATCGCCGAAGATCCGGTTGGCTACATGCAGGCCAAGGAAGCCTATGAGCATCGGCAGCGGGAACTTCACCAGCTTTCCGAGCTTCGCAGGCAGGACATGGCCAGGCAGCAGGCGGAAACGCAGAAGCAGCAGCGGGAACGGCTCGCCATCGAAACCGAACGTCTGACCTCGTTTGTGCCGGAGTTGAAAGACCCGGCTAAGCGGCAGGCGTTCGCTCGTGACGCGGCGACCTATGCGGCGGTTTATGACGTGACGCCTGAGGAAATCGCCAGCATCGACGATGCGCGACAAATCGCCATCCTTCGGGATGCGATGGCCTACCGGAAACTGAAGGACGCCGCCAAGACAGTGCCGAAAGCGCTGGAAGGCAAGCCCAAGGTTCTCGCCGGCCAACGTCGCGCCGATCCGAAATCGTCGGCGGTTCGCGAGGCTGAGATGCGCAAAGCAACCCTGAGGAAAACCGGCACGCTTGACGCCGGTATTGCCTCGCTCATGGACCTCGATCTCTAAGGAGCCATTGTCATGGCACAGATTTCCAACACCTTCGAAACATACGATGCCGTCGGCAACCGAGAGGAACTCGCCGACCGCATTTACCAGATCACGCCGGAAAAAACCCCGTTCCTGTCCCTTATCGGGCGGAAATCGGTCGAATCGGTGCATCCGGAGTGGCAGACCGACACGCTTGCATCGCCGAACACGTCGAACAACCAGCCGGAAGGCAATGATTGGACGTTCGACGCCGTGACGGCGACCACGCGCGTGGGCAATTACTGCCAGATTTCCGACAAGCGCGTGATCATCTCCCGCACGCAGGACAACACGTCCAAGGCGGGCCGCAAGTCCGAACTGGCGCGCGAGGTTGCGAAAAAGGGCGTCGAACTCCGCATTGACATGGAGTCGATTCTTCTCTCCAACCAGGCTTCGTCTGCCGGTTCCGGCAACGGCGCGACCAACCGCACGACCGGCGGGCTTCGCGCGTGGCTGGCCAGTAATGACAGCCTCGGCTCGGGCGGCGCTTCCGGCGGCTTCAACTCGTCCACCAACGTTGTGGACGCGGCGACCAACGGCACGCAGCGCGCATTCACCAAGGCCATTCTGGACGCCGTGATCCTCTCGACCAGCAACGCTGGCGGCGATCCGTCGGTGCTGATGCTTTCGAACTACGCGAAGACCGTGTTCTCGTCCTTCATGGCGGATTCCGCTGTTGCGCAGCAGCGCACGAACGTCTCCGGCAAGAAACAGGCGACGATCACGGCGGCGGCGGACATCTACGTTTCGGACTTCGGCGAAATTTCCGTGGTCCCGAACGTGCAGATGACCCGCGCGGGCGCGGCGGTGGCGCGCAATGCGTTCCTGCTCACCCCGGATATGGTGAAGCTCGGCGTATTCGACGACATCAGCCTCGAAAAGCCGGCCAAAACCGGCGACTCGGAAAAGCGCGTGCTCGTGACCGAGTATACGCTGCTGGTCAACAACGAAGCTGCTCACGGCGTGGCTGCTGACCTCTACGGTCTGTCTGCCTCGTCCTGATCCCGGTTGAATGGAGAACGACAATGTATCAGCCGATCAACCTCACGGCGGCCACGCTCACGCTTTCGCGTTCGTCGCACCTTGGCGCGGTCGTCACCGTCAATCGCGCCGCCGGCACCACGATCACCCTCCCGGCCTCGGCTGGAAAGGGTGATACCTACCGCATTTTCTGCGGGACCACGGTCACGTCGAACAGCCTGAAGGTTCAGGTTGCCAACGCGACCGACATCATGTCCGGCGTGGCTTGGGCTGCCGCCGATGGCGGCTCGTCCGTCGTCGGATGGGAGACTGCGGCCGATTCCGACACCATCACCATGGACGGATCGACCACGGGCGGCATCAAAGGCGACTTCATCGAACTGATCGATGTCACCTCCGGCGTCTGGTTCGTTCGCGTCATGGCGTCGGCGACCGGAACCGAGGCGACGCCGTTTAGCGCTGCTGTGTCGTAATTGTCAGGCGGGGGCGTTCGCGCCCTCGCCGTTTGGCCATTTTGGAGAAACACAATGCCCGAAGAAGAAATCCTGCCCGAAGCCGCCGCCGAAGAAATTGTCGCCGATGCGGCGGCTGGCGAGCCGGCCCCTGTGAAGCGCGGTCGCAAGCCCAAGGCGGTCGAAGCCGTTGCGGTTGAGGAAGCCCCTCAGGAGGCGTTCCCGGTCAAGCTGCTGCGCAACTATCGACCGATGGGGCGCTATAAGGTGACGGACGAGAACGGCGAAAACCCGATCAATCCGCCGCCGACCATTCTCGACCGCGAAGCCGCCGGGACGTTCCTGCTGCTTCCCGTCGAGGAAGCGCGCGGCGTCATCAAGTCCGGCATTGCCGAGAGGAATGATCCGATTGGTTGACGTTCGCGACATTCACGGCGGCAAATGGGAACTCTATGAGTCAACGCCGGAGTTCCGGCGCTGGCGCATGGAAATTGAGCCGGGCAAGTTCATCATTCGCACCGATTATCTGGCGAACGACGAGCTTGTGGCGGGCAACCAGGACGCCTTTAACGACTCCATCGGCCGCAAGTGGGGCGATGGCAAGGTCGCGGCGCGCATTCCGCTGAATGTGTTTTACCAGAAGCTCGCGCCGTATATCCGCGAGGGCGACCGGGACCACATGAAATGGTTTCTGAACCGCGATGACGCCCGCCCGTGGCGGACGTTCAAGGGGCGAATCTGATGGCCATCACGACTTACGCGGAATTGAAAACGGCGCTGGCCGTATGGCTGGATCGGGCCGACATGACCGATTATCTCGGCGATTTTATTACCTTCGCCGAAGGCCATATCAATGCGTCGCTTCGCCATCGGAAAATGGTAGCCGTGAGCGACCTGACGCCGGCAAGCAACGTCTGTACGCTTCCAGACGATTACCTGCATTATGTCCGCGTTGTCGAACTGGCGTCTATCCGCCGCGAATTGCAGCACATTGCCGCGACGGCGGCCGATCAGCTTTATCCGTCGCGCCCGGCTGGCTTGGCGTGCCATTTCATGATCGTTGGAGAGGAACTGACGGCACTGCCGTTGAGCGCCAATGACGTCGAACTGACCTATTTCCAGAAGGTGCCGGCGCTGAGCAGCGCCAACACCTCCAATTGGCTGCTTGAGGACCGCCCGGAACTGTATTTGCGCACGGCGCAGCTTGCGGCCATGGAATTCATTTCGGAGATCGGAACGCCGCGTTACCAGGCTTGCGCGGTCATGGCGCAGAAGATCATCGACGACATGAACGCCGAAAGCGAGCGCGCCGTCTATGCGAATACGTCGGTTCGTCCCCGGATGGTGATGCCGTGATTCCCATTCCGCCGTTCGAGCCTGACAAGTCGCGGTTCAATCCGCTGGCGACCGGCGATTTGAAGAACTGCATTCCGGTCGCCGATGGCTGGCGGCCAATGCCGTCGCTTATTCAGGAGTCGGTGACGGGCCTTTCAAGCGCATGTGTTGGCGCGGCCTATGTGCGAACGTCATCCGGCGGGTTTACGTTGATTGCCGGCACGCAAACTGGTCTCTATTCCTACGACACCAGCACAGGCGGGTGGACCGATATTTCCGGCGCATCAGCGCCATATGCTGTTCCGACCGGGGACAAGTGGTCATTCTCGCGCTACGGCAACAAACTCGTCGCGCACAATCTGGTTGATCCGGCGCAGGTTTATGACATCGACGGCGGCGGTGTGTTCGCCGACCTTGCCGGATCGCCGCCTCGCGCCCGTTATTCGATGGTCTGCGGCGAATTCCTCGTGCTCATGCACTTGGACGGTGAATCCGATACGCTTCATTGGTCGGGCATTGGCGATATTGAGCATTGGGTTCTTGGCGAGAAGGGTTGCGACAAGCAGCAATTGCCGTCCGGCGAAGAAATCATGGGCGGCATTGGCGACGAGCGCGGCGGCTTGGTTATCCAACGCTCGGCAATGCGCTACATGCAGTTTGCGCCCGAAAGCGGCTACACGTTCACATTCGCATCGGCGAACGAAAAGCGCGGAACGATTGCGCCTCTTTCAATCGTCCAGATTGGATCAGGCGACTTCGTTTATCTGTCCGAGGACGGGTTTTATCGCGGCGTTGCCGGAGCGCCTATCGGGGCCGGCAGGGTTGATCGGTGGTTTTTCGCGAACGTCCAGCGCGAGAACATTGCGACCATACGCGGCGTCGCCGATCCGTTTGAAAAGATTGTCTGGTGGACGTTCATCGACGCATCCGACACGTCATACCTCATTGGCTATGACTGGCAGTTGGATAGGTGGTGCTACATCGACAACCAGACGGAAGAACTCGTGGCTTTCCTGTCCCCGTCAGCCGGATGGGATACGGACGGCGGCGTTGCCATTGACGACGACGCAGAGCCATTCGACTCCCGTCTTGGCGCTGGTGGCGCGCCCATTTTTGCCGCCTTCGATACATCGCACCAGTTGGCGTATTTTTCCGGAATGCCCATGGCGGCGGAACTGCGCACGGCGGAAATACAGATGAACCCGGCCGGCCGATATTTTGTCAATGGCGCAAGGATCGTGACCGATGCAACGGCGGCGACATTGGAGGTTGGAGCGGCCGATTACCATGGCGGCGATCTGACATGGAAGGGTCCGGTCGCCATGTCGACGCGAACCAAATTCGTCGGCGTCAGATCGGACGGACGATTGCATCAATTCAAAATCGCGATCCCGGCTGGTCAGGAGTGGAGTGTCGTGACTGGAATTGATGCACAGGGAGCCGCGTCCGGATCATGAGCGCGACATTCGTCTATAGCGGCGGGATTGAGCGCCCCAGCCCGGTGCGCCTGACGACAACGGCGCAGACGGCCGTCTATACGGCGACGGATCGCGATACGACGGTTGCGACGTTCGGGCTTGCCAACGAGACGGCCGGGGCGGTTGTGGTCAACGCCTATTACAAGGACGGAACCACGTCGTTCCTGATCTGGCGTGGGTCGATTGAGGCGTCTGGTGCGACCATTGTCGTCGATCTGCCAGTCAGGCTGCGCGCTGGCGATTCATTCGAGGTTACGGCCGCGTCGGCGAACGCGATCACGGTTTATCCGGTCATTGTTCGGTCGCAGTCGAGCGCCCCGGCAATCCAGCAGGTGAGCGGACGAGCCTACGCGACCAGATGAAAATAGGGTTTTCCGGCGTTCATGAAGTCGACGGCCTTTGGCCCCGGCTCTCCGAAGGCTTTCAGCGGTCCTGCGAGCGTGTTGATGACGGCTATACGGCCGGGGAGTTGTGGCAGTTGTGCCGCTCGGGGAATGCGTATCTGTGCATTGTCTTTGATCCAGATCAAGACCGCATCGAAATGGCGTCTGTCTGGCAATTCCAGAACAAGGACGGGCGGCCGGTGTTTCGGTGCCTGGCGCTTTTTGGCCACGGCATGGCCGAATGGCTGATCGGCGCGAGGGAATTCATTGAACGGATCGCGCGGGAGAACGGCGCGAAATGGCTTGTGACGAAGGGGCGGCGCGGATGGCTGCGCCTGTTCCCGGCTGTGCAATGCGGCGACGATTACGAGGTTGAATTATGAACGGCAAGCAAACGACCACATCAAGCAACACGCCATGGGAGCCGGCGCAGCCGGTGCTGAAAACCGGGCTTGCAGATGCCGACGCGCTCTACAGGGCCGGTGTTGGCGGGCAGGTCTATACCGGATCGACCGTCATCCCCTATTCCAATCAGACCATGGCCGGCTTCGGCGAGATCGGGCGCAACGCCACCGCCAACATGGGCGGGCAGGGGCTTTCCGGGCAGTATCAGGACATCATCAATGCCGGCGGGTTCAATGCGCCTCAGCAGCAGGCATTGCAGGGATGGCAGTTGGCGGCGACGGGCGCTTTCGATCCGAACGCCAACCCGGCGTTTCAGCAGGTGCTGAAGCAATCCCAAGACGCGGCGCGGGATTATGTCAACACCGGCGCGGCGGCGGCTGGGCGCTACGGCTCAGGCGTCCATCAGCAGACGATGGCGAACAGCATTGGCGATCTCACGAGCCGGATGATCGGCAACGAATACCAGAACTGGCAGAACCGGGGCGACGCGGCGCGGCAGAACCTTTTCAACGCCGGGCAGGCGGGGCTTGGGAATCTGGGGACGGCGTATCAGGGCATGGGCGCGCCTGCGCAGGACATGATTACGCTTGGCGGCGCTTACGAGGATCTGGCGACGCGCCAGATGAACGACCAGCTTCGCATTTTCAACGAGACGCAAAACCGCCCGTGGGAACAGCTTGGGCGGCTGAATGCGATCGCAAGCGGTTCCGGGCAGTTTGGCACGTCGACGACCACGGCTCCGGGACCGAATCCCTTTGCGCAGGCTTTGGGCGGCGGCCTGAGCCTGTTGAGCTTGCTTGGAGGCTGACATGGGCGGCAAACCGAAGGACACGGGCGTTGAGCCCTCCACGTTGCAATACATGGACGTTCCGGCGTTCATGCCGGGCCAACAGGGGCTTCTGGCGCAGCAGTTGAACGCTGGTTCCGGCAACGGCGCTCCGAGCGGCGTGCTGGCGATGGCCGACTATCTGTCCGGTCTCTATCGGCCGATGAACCAAATCCCGCTCGTGCAGAACGCTGCGGACATCGAGGCGCTTCGCCGCAAGCTCGGCATCAAGTCGCCCAACACCGGCGGGTCCGGACCGGAATCCGGATTTGCGTCCAGCCCGAACCAGCCGTCCGGCTTCTACGTTCAAGGGTGACATCATGGCCGATTTCTTCAACCGCTTGCGCACGCTCGGTCAAGACAAGGACATGATGCTTGCGCTCGGCTCCGGGCTGCTTTCCGGGCAGACCTTCGGCGACCAGCTTGGCATGGCCTTCGGCAACGCGGCGGCCTTGCGCGGGCAGAGGTCAGGAACGGCGGATGAAGCGCAGAAACTCAACAAGACGGTCGAATTCCTGCGGCGGGTCAACCCTGAGCTTGCGGCGGCGGTTGACGCCGGGGCCATGTCGCCCGGAGATGCGTACAAGACCCACCTTTCGGCGCAGCAGCCGAAGCAGACCGACTTCGACATGCGCGCGGCGGCTGCCCGGCAATACGGCATCGATCCGAACTCGCCTGAGGGCCGCGCCTTTATCCTTGGCGGGAAATATGCCGATCCGAACAACCCGGCCGATGGCGTCGAATACGGGCTGAATCCGATCATCGCCAAGGATGCGCAGGGTAACACTGTCCTGTTCGCGCCGGGCAAGGATGCGTCGGCAAAGCGCATGGAATTTCCCGAAGGCGTTCGCCCGCTCGGGCCTTACGACAAGGCCCTTCAGGCGGGCATGGGCCGGGAAATTGGCGAATATCAGGGGAGCCAGCGCGCCACGGCCGAAAAGGACGTGAGCGCGGCCGACCAGGCGCTTGGCGTCCTGAGCCAGATCGAACAGAATCCCTACATTGAGCGCGGAACCGGGTTTTCATCGTTCGGCAACGCCATCCCCGGCACGGGCGGCTATGATTTCCAGAACATGGTCAACCAAGCCAAATCCGGCGCATTCCTGACGGCCATCCAGCAGATGCGCGGCCTTGGCCAATTGTCCAATGCGGAAGGATCGGCGGCGACGGCGGCCGTGACGCGCATGGATACGGCGACATCAAAGGATGCGTTTCTGAGGGCGCTCGATGATTATCGCGCCATCATCGAGACGGGC